ATCAAATCCCCCTGTAGAGAGTGTCGTATTCCATGGAGACGCTAACGTCGTCAACGCCCCCAGCATACTGCAGGGCGATTGTGTTAATACCTGGGTGCATCTGAATCCAGGTACTTCCCGGAGCCAGAACACCTGTGATGAAGGACTTCCTACCTCGAGCCTGGTGTGTAATAGACTTCTTACCGGGTCGAGTGTCGATGACGATACTCTCGCCTTGGTAGAAGTTTCCGGCTCGAGAGATAGACATTGTCTCGTTGTAAGTAACGTTCGAGACGATAAGGTTACTAACCGTACCTGAGAACTCGACCGTGATTGTCGCACCAGCCGGGTAGTCACCAAGGTACCGGATGTCCTTACCAGAAGAGTTGGTCATGTCGCCGAACTTGAGCTTGTGGTTGGGCTCGGAGAAGAACGGGAACTCGAAGGAAGGCGTGTTGTCGTTGAAGCCCACAACCTTCTGGATCTGAGTAGCGGAGGACTTCCAGTACGGGTCCAGTCCAAGAAGAGAGACCTGGATCTCCTGCCGCTCAGAGAAGATGTTCGGCTCAACGGACTCGACAATGAAGTCAGAGTGCACGTTAAGCCAGTCGGTGGTCACACCGAGAGTGATGGTCTCTCCGACTCCGAAGTAGGAGTAGCACTTGAGTCGGAGTTCCTGAATGTCGGTCCCCCAGGGGATCAGAGTCAGTACTACAGTACGAATACCAACCCTGACCCCCTTGAGGAACGCTCCGTCCAGCAAGGCATATCGGTCAGTGCTGATGTCTGCCTTTACTGGCCCCAGACCAGTAATCTCCTTGATCGCGACCCCCGACGAGTAGGGGTCTGTGATATCGATTGCAAGTCGATCCCCCGACTTGGTCGTGGACGAGATCTCTGAGATCATAGTGTCAACTTGTCCTTTGCCATAGCAAGCTGAGTGTGGGTCTGGCGGTAGATAGTCGCCGCATCCAGCGCCTCAGGCGAGTTGTTGGTCTGGTTGAATGTGATGTTTGTAACACCATTTTGACTATTCTTGTCAGAATTGTCAACTGCGATCGGAGCAGGAGGCCGAGCCGCGTTAGCAGCCTGTGCCGTGACTCCGATGGCGGGAAGGAAGTTGTTGATTCCCTTGGCCTGCTTCTGCATCTCAGTGAGATCCAGGATAGGCTTGATTTCAGGCTTGAAGGATGGGTCATCCTCAAGGAGTTCGTTGACTCCACCGATGGCCTTAGCCATTGCGTCATATGCGGCGTTAGACATGTTCTCTCCCGCCTCGGCAACACGCTCGCCAGTGTTCTCGACACCGATTGCGAAGCCCTCGCCAACATATCCACCAAGTTCCTTCATCAGTCGAGAAGGAGAGTGAATACCGAAGAAGTCCTTGACCTTGTTATAGCCCTTCTTGGCGAAGGACACCATGGACTCACCGAAGCTCCAAGCCTTAGAAGCGAGACCGCCCGTCATACCATCGACAATAGCCCAAGCAATCTCTCGACCGACCTTGTTGAATCGGTGAGAATACTTGTTAATGGCGTCGCGAACACCCTCAAGAAGCTTGAGTACGGTCCACATACCCTTGTCGATGATCTTAGGCCCGTTCCGAGCAATGCCATCCAGGAAGTTGAGGATAACATTCGTGGCAGCATCAATGACCTTGCCGATGTTGTCTGCAATTCCATTCAGGAAGTTTGCCAGGATAGTGGCACCCTTCTCACCGAACTCGTAAGCGTGGTTAGCAAGCTCGGTGAGCATTGCCTGGATCAGGATGAACAACGACGCCACAATACCGGGGATATTGACATTAATGGCGTAGATGATCGCCCCAAGCAATGCCGCCATAGCAATTGCAAGCTCAGGAGCCTTTGATCCGAGGGTAATGATGAAGTTGGCAATAGCGTTGGCGAAATCAATAGCTACCTGAGGTAGAATCGCTGCTAGTTGCTTCAATCCCTCGGTAAGAACCAAGAATGCTGCTGCGCCAGTAGTAGCACAGATACCCAGAACCGCCGCAAAGGCCGCCATACCGATCGAGATCGGGAGTAGTGCCAATCCCAGTGCGAGTAATGCCGCTGTTAGGATAATCATACCTACAGCGAAGTACTGAGCACCGGCTGCTGCAGCCACAAGGATCAGCATACCACCGGCCAAAGCGATCAGGCCAATAGCGAGCTGGGTCCAGGTGATACCAGACAGGGTCTTCATTGCTGAGGCCAGCGCTAGGAATGCGACAGATGCAATTCCGAGAGCAATAGCACCTTCCTTGAAGGCGTCTGCTGCCGCCATTGAGATGGCCAGAATCGCCAGACCTGCTGCTAGAGCAATGAGCCCCTTAGCAAGGGTCTCGATGTCCATGTTACCAAGGATAGCCACCGCACCAGTCAAGACAATAACTGCCGCTGACATAGCAATAATTGCAGCGGCGCCTCGAGCATTGGCTCTGCCCGCAATTGCCATTGCTACGGATAGCTCCGCAATAATGACACCCAAAGCAATAACTCCCTGAAGAAGCTTCCCGGTATCCATCGTTCCAAGCATCCAAATGGCTGCTACTAGAATGTTGCAGGACACAGCGAGAGACAGGAGAAGGGCAGCACCCTTACCCATGTATGGATCCTTGCTGACAACCACCATAAATCCCGAAAGAATGGTGATGACCGCTGCTAGTGCAATAACACCTTGTACGGCTTTACCGGTGTCCATTGACCCGAGCATATATACAGCGGTAGCCAGAATAACGCAGGATACCGCTAGAGACATAATGATGCCTGCAGCAGCACCCGAGCCCTTCATACCATGGATGCGTCTCAAGAAGTCAGCCATAGCATCGAGAATATGTCTAAACGCCAGTACCCCTACGATAGCGCCCTTAACGTCCATGGTCGATAGGATCTTTACAGCCGCAGCCATAAGAAGCATGGTCGTACCGAGGGTGAGCATTAAGGGGATAAGCATTGCTGTTCCCTTCTTATACTCGGTAAAGCCAGCCAGATGGTTCATCATATCCTGGAGCATATTGAACATCAACTTCATCGCGGCGATAGTGATGAAGAGCTTAGGCGCCGGGACAAGCGACATCAGGATCAGTGCCCCAGCAAGAACTCCGAGAGCAATTGCAATCGTTAGAAGCGCCTTAGCCTTGACCTTCTGCTCGAATGCCTCGAGTACTCCTCCAAGCTTGTCGAAGACGTCACCAAGTTTATCAGCAACATTTCCAATTTTGTCGAAGTTCTTCTTGAAGGAGTTGATCCATCGGGTGAAGGCAATCAGGACTCCACCACCAATAGCCCCGACAAGGATCTTACCCATGTCGTAAGACTTGAGGTTCGAGTTGGCATCGCTGAGGGCGTTACCAATAGAGCCAAATGCGCCCTTGACTGCGTCCTTTACCTTCGGAGCAAAGGTGTTGGTGACAAAGTCCTTGAACTCAACGAACTTCTGCTTGATGGTGTCGAAGAGCTCGGGAAGATGGATAGCCCTAGCAACCTGCTCGATGTCCTCGAACCACTTCTTAAGGAAGTTCTCCTTGGCGGCCTGACCAGTTTCCTTAGCAGCCTGGGCTGCGGCGGTTCCAACCTCGGAGACAGCACCAGCCGCCTCCTTAGCCTTAGCCTTGACCTCGCCGTGGCCGTTAACCCAGTCGCGGAAAGAGACGGCTACTTCCTTGACCTTACTACCGATGTCGGAGAAAGCCTTACCAAGGTGGTCCCAAACACTACTATTTTGAATAGTGTTCCACGTATCGACAAGTGCATCCTTCAGCTCAATGAGTTTCTCCTTGAGCCACTGGACTTTCTCAGAAATCTTGAGCTTGTTACCTAGTTCATCAAACTTGGCGCCCAACTTCGAGACAATCGCCTCGGAAGTGGTCATATTGCTGAGGTCGAAGCCCTTAAAGTACTCGGATAGAGCGGACTTACCGGAAGTAAGCTTAGCCTTCAGCTTGTCGCCGACGGTCTGGCCAAATTCGTGTAGCTTGGTCTTAGCCTTGTCGATTCCGCTGTGGATAGAATCCATAGCCGCAGAGAACTGCTGGCCGACAACCGAGTTCTTCAGAGCATCTTTGACGAGACCAAACTTAGAAGAAAGTCCCTTTAGCGCATTGGCCGCCCCGGTTACCTTCCCTCCGAAGTCGAGCCACATGATGAAATCATGGATCTTGTCTACAACCCACTTAATGGCTTTACCGAGTAGATCAATCGGTGGAAGAAGTAGCTTCAGTAGCTTTCCACCGAGGTCCAACTTGGTGAACCACTGGTCGAACCAGAAGATTGCCTTGCCGATTACCTTCGTGATCTGGAATACGCCAGAGTTAATACCCGTGAATGCTGGGAATAGAGCACTGACAATATGTGAAGCAACCGTAAAGACTACCTGCGCGACTTCCCCGAGGATCGTAGCAAAGATGTGGAATATTGAGAACAGACCAGTGAATGTCCACTCTAGCTTATCGGCAAAGTTGTTTGTGATGATAAGCTTCGAGGTGAAGTTCTCAAAAGCCTTCGTGATCCGGACAAGGCCCTCGGCACTAGCATTCATGAACACTCGGCGAAAGGCCGTACCGATCTGGCCCAGAACCTTAACAACTGCCCAGAAGATGTTCGCTAACCCCTGAACCAGAGCCGTCCTACCACCAAGATCCTTCCACATCTGTAAGAACCCGTTTCGGGCATCGGCACTGGATTTAATAACTGCGCCGAGCCAGTCGCCGATAGCGGTAAACAGATCTGATGCCTCTTCGAAGTCACCAAAGAGAATCTCGAACGTCTCGGCCCATCCGGAACCGATGGCTTCCTTGGTCGTATCTACTAGCTGGCTAAAGGTTCGGATCTTGGTTGCGGCGTCAAATGCTCCCTGAGCAAATTGCTTGAGCTTGTGCGCTTGCTCCTCAGAATAACCCATCTCAACGAGCTGAGCCTCAGAGAGGTCATTCGTTAGGGCAGTAAGGGTGGTCGTCATGACCTGGGCAGTAAGCCAGTCTTCCTTCAGGGATTCTCGGAAGTTACCGTCCTTAGCAATAGCCTCATCGTAGCCAGTACCCATCATTCGGGAGGTCTCGATAAGGGCATTCCTGAATGACTCACCGCCCATACCTGCCTGGACTAGCGAGTTCCAGTCCTGAAGGTGGACTGCGCCAGCCGCGATAGCCTGCGATAGCTGGGTGTATGCAGTGGCTGTCTGCTGGGCGGTTGAACCCGAGGCCGCTGCGAGGTTAGACAGACCCTTAATCGACGCCACAGAGGTTTGTAGGTCAACGCCTGCGGCCGTGAACAGACCAATGGCGTGAGTCATGTCGCTGAAACTGTATACCGTCTTATCGGCATAGGTGTTCAGCTCGGCCAGGGAGGTCTTAACTTCGCCGAGTGTGGTCCCCTTCTCGACTGTGTTGGCCATAATGGTCTGAATTGCTCTCATTTTGAGCTCATACTCATTAAAGCCATCTTTAATAGTCCCGATGAAGCCAGAGACCACGCTTCGACCGGCATTCAGAGCCGCGACACCAATTCCACCGAATGCGGTGACAGCAAGACCCTGCATGACGGTCATGTTCTTGCCGATGTCGAGAGCCTTGGTGGCCAGATCGCCGAGGGTGGTGTTCTTAGCAATCTCTCCAATACGAGAGAGACCATCTGCAGCCCCCTGCATCTTGAGGGAATCTTTGAGTCGGTCCATACTGGACGCTGATTCCTTGATTGCAGAAAGGAACTGCTTGTTGTTCATCTTGAGCGAGACTACCCGCTCGTCAATAGTAGCCACTACTTAGTGACCTCCTTCCAGGCCTTCTTCGCTATCTTGTCGAATACGGGCCTGATAGCGGGGTTGATGTAGTCTCGGCCGACGACATACCCGCCATTGCGAGTACCGTGACCATATTGCAAGATGACGGCGATGTTCACGCCGTTGTTTACGTGCGAGTTGGTCCAGGTAATCTTCCAGTTCTCGCCAGTTCTGGTGACTTCGTAGTTCCAGCTAGCTGCCGTCTCACCCGACCTGGAGGGGGTCGCCGCCTTGAGAGCAGAAACCCCCTCCTTGCCGAACTGATTCATGATCAGAGCCAGGTCTAACTTCGTCATTCTGTCAAACCAATTCCTGGTGAGTTTCCAGTCTCCCTGGCTCTCGATCGTAATCATGATTCTCCTAGATCAGGCCTTCAGCTTAGCGAATGCCTCAGCATTGGGAACGGCCCAGCCGACAATGGTGACGCCAGCGGCCTTCGCTGCAGCGGTTGCCGAGGCTTGCTCGTCCTTATTGGCGACAAGAACCCAGACACCCTCGGGGAAAGCGGACTTTGCGGCCGACCATGCGTTTGCTCCAGTGCTTGCCGGGAGAACACCGAGCTGGGCGTCCTTAACTGCGGAGATCTGCCAGTCGGCAGCGCCATCAGTGTTATCCGAAACACGCTTAAGACCGGCGTAATCGGTCTTCATGATCTCCCGGAGCTTATTCTGACCACGGTAGTGAATCGCGAAGTATAGCTTACCGGTACGCTTCAGCAGGATCGGGAGGATCTTGCCGTCGGAAGAACGGTACCACTGAGCTCCAGAATCCACCTTTCCAGTTCGAACGTTCGGGAGTACCGCGATGTTCTGGGCTTCGAGAGTATTCAGCGCCTCGATCATACCAGCGGTATTCACACCCGCATTTCGAATTGTATCGAGCCCGTACTGACTGAACTCCTTGCCTGACTCATAGTTCTGAGGGATGGCTACTGCAGAGTCATTCGCATCGGCTGTAGACTGAATCGGGAGTGCAACCTGATCCGGCTTGAGGGCAGCCACAGCCTTAATGTCGTCGAGGCTGTACGCGATTCGGTTCTCAGTCCCCCATCCTCCAGGAAGCCAGGCCATGATCGGGAGACCAGCTGGCTTAGGCTGAGGCGGGGGAGGCGTAGGCGTACCACCGGGGTTAGGTGCCGGAGGCTGAGCGGGTCCAGGAGTAGGCGTCACTGCCTTAGTAGCAGGGAACACCGGACCCTTAGACTGAGCCCAACCCTCGATAGCCTTGTATCCCTCAGAGATACGGATAGCCAGAGCCGAACCAAAGGCGGTAGAACCAGCCTTGGTGGGGTGCGTGTCATCCGACATCAGCAGAATATCACGGGTTCCATCGTTCTGCTTGTTAGCCTCGTTACCGGTACCAGACAGTACGTCCGAGACCTGAACGGTGGGGGCCCCAGGAGTAAGAGGAGTCTCGCCAGAGCCAGCAGTCCAGGACTTAGTAACTCGGTAAGCAACACCGCCGTAGACAACGACATCGCCCTCGGCATTCTCTCGACCCTCGCGGAAGGGGACGGCCTGCTTGTCAGCGATACCAAGCCAGTCGATGAAGACCACACCGTTAGCGACGCCACCAGCAGCCTCAACGCCGGCCTTTTGGGCCTTAACGTTGACGTGGGCATCGCGAGACTGGAGACGACTAACCGAGGAGGGCTCTGGACCAACCATGATGATCGGAACGTTGGGAAGCTTAGTGCGAACCTTCGTGACGAAGTTCCGAACCGCCTCCGTAATCTTAGAACCATTCGTGTCGCCATTCTCCACAACCTTGTCGCTGTTTAGAGAACCGACAGTGACAATCAGGTTGGGGATAGATGCGCAGACCGCATTAACTCGAGAGTCGACCTCAAAGCTGAGGTTCCCCTCCTTGGAGTGGGCGAAGCCACTTCCGTCAATGGCGCTAACCATCGGAACACATCCGAGAAGTCGAGAAGCAGCGGCAGGAAGGTTGAATCCGGGACCCATCATAGCCTCAGTAGACCATGAATCCCCGAAGAAACCAACTGTCGGAACAACTCGGCCCGGCTGAAGCGGGAGAGAACCAAGAACGGTAGAGAGACCAGCGCTCCCACCACTACCACCAGACAGGAGCGGAAGGGGTCGGGATGCGGGTCCGAAGAAGATGTCTGGAGCAATCTTCCGAACCGGTGCTGCAGACACAATGTCGATTGTCTCACCCTGGACAAGAGAGATATGCTTGGTTGAGACTCCAGCGGGAGTCTTGATCTCGACAGTGTGAGTCCAATTTCCACCGGGGTTAACACCCGCGCCAGGAGCAAGGATCTCGACTCGGATGGATCCGGCCTGATCGGTGGTGATGAGGTACTCACGCATAGAGACCTCGGTACCGTTGAGCGTCGCGGTGGCCCCGTCAACATCTGGGGTGATCCGGACAGTAGCCTTGCCGTTCTCGCCGCCGGGAATAGTACCAGTAACTGTACAGTATGGTGCTGCCATTTTGAGCCTCCTACGGCTGTTCGGCCCTGTCGAGCAGGGCGTTCACCTTTGTGTTTGTCTCAGCGCCGTAGACGCCGTCAACCTCGGCCCCGACTGCAGCCTGAACGGCCTCAACAGTGGCGTCGTGAGCCTCTTCAGAAGCCTCGCCCCAGACTCCGTCCTGCTCAGTACCAACAACGGACTGCGTAAAGGCCACGCCGAAGGGGAAGGTCTTCCCGCCCCACTCAGAGGCCGCGGCAAGCGCGTAGCAGCGAGACCGAGTGTTCGGTCCGGCAACGTTGTCGGGGGTTGCGCGAACAGCCCGCTGCAGAGCACGAATGTCGGCGGGCCCAGCAGGAGCCGTGTTGCTGGGCGAATCAGTGTACGCAGGACGGATCACGTAAGCGATCGACTGATTGCGGACACGCCGCCAAACACCGTTCCCAGCAGACTGAGAGCCATAGCTGCCAGACGAGGTGTTCCCCTCAATCGTCTGGAGCGTGCCTCCGCCAAGGTTCTTCTCGACGAAGCCCACATGGTCCGTGCCGCCGCCGTCCCAGTCATAGATGACGACATCGCCCGGTCGGGCGTCGTAAACCGATACGAAGTAAGCGTCAGGGTGCTGGCGGACCTTGTTGACGGTGTAGTCAGTGTTAAAGGAGAATCCTCCAATAGCGTCAATCTGCCCGCACTCGTCCAGACACATGCTGACGAAGAGCATGCACCACCAAACAGAGTCGGACGGTCCAGCAAGCCACTGCTGACCAGTTCGAGCTGCCCAGTATCGTCCAGCTTCTGATCCGGGCTGAGGGTCGTCTGGCGCATAGTAACCAATCCTCGCTGCGGCGCGAGCGAGTACGTTGTCTGCAACGCTCACTTTATCACCTCGGTAGTCTGAGACACGTGAATGTCCTTGTCTTCCATGGGATCAGTGCCGATATGGGCCTGCGGAGCAAGCGCCTCCTCGGGAATGTCTTCGTGACTGATCATTGTTATCCCTTCGAGCCAAGCTTTGCTCGCCTAGCTCTATTGAGTTCCCGGTTCCGTTCCATAATCTCGGACTGGGACATCTTCTTATCGGGCTGGTTCTTTTGGTTACATACCCGAATGAGTGTGAGTAGTCGGTTGATGTGCCATGTCTCACACTCGAATGGGATCTGGCAAGCAATCATCCAGTAGTAGATCAACTCGGAGGATGTGTATTCACCAGATCCAGACTCTCCACCAGTCTCTCGGATGGTGGTTGCGGTCATCGTGTTAGCCATATAGGCACTGATACGATCAACCTCAGATGGGGGGATCCTATCCAGGAGCGACGGGTCGTATTCTTCATCAGTGACCATACACTTGATGTAGAGGGCCATCTCCTCAGCGGTGACTTTGTCGTTACCAATGAGGTGTTTATGGGTAATCGACTCCCATTTTGACAGTGCGACCAGGTTGTGCTCCAGGTGTAGGATTCCGCCAGGCATGGAGACAAAGGTGCCTGTCTCCTCATCGAACCCGTCGAGATCCGGGATAGAAACTATAAGCATTGCAGGCACCGAGGGCCCAGGAGTCTAGGTCTCTGAGCCCCCGGTG